CAATTGTTCTCTGGAATAGTTTTGTATCTGTCGTGAGTACCGAGGATTGCAAGGTAGTTCCCTCTCGAACTGTGCTCCGAAATGACAGTCAGTATCCACCTCATCAAATACATTTGGGGCAGTATCCTTGATGAATATATCCGCATCAATCACGGCAATCTGATCATAATCCTCAAAGTGATCGAACACATTCTCTTTCTCAAAGATAGGAAGGTATCCACCATACTTCATAAAACTATCGGTACTGCGTTGCCCAGTGAATGGATCAGGTCTTATCATCAGTTTTGGTGTTTTTAAAACAAGATGATCAATACCATACTTATGACCATACTTATCTACACTGTCTATACAATGTCTATACAGTTTAGACTGATCCCCGACTGCAACTTGGAATATTGCTCTTTTCATTGTTTTGTCAAAGTAATCATATTATCCACCACGGACAATACTAGATTATCTCCCTCTTTCCAATCAGCATTTAGATTCTGTAATAACAGTTCTTGGTCAAACTGGATTTGACCCTCACTGTTACGAAATATTTTATAGTCGATAAATGTCATACCGAGTTCTTCAAATACTGCCTTTCTCATTCTATATCTACCTCTGCTTCCGTTTCAATTACTACCCTTGCACCACATGAAAGAATAGGTTTGCCCTCTTCTCCATAACGCACAACAGAGTCTCCATGAATGGTGACCTTGTGTCCGTAGGTATTCTTCTTGCCTTCCTTGACTGTAATAACAGGTTCGTTGGTGCCGTGTTTTAGATTGGCACGAATTTTATGTTGATTCACATGAATATATTTTTTTGCCATGATGTATATATGCCTCAGTTATCGATAGTCGTTTAGGTCAAACTCCGTTCCATGCATTTTCATTAAATCTCTTTCGTGGTTTGTGTAGACTAGGACTTCGGGGTCATCAAGAAGGAAGTCGCAACTACGACAATAATCAGGGTAGTTACCAGTGGTATGATCCTCACGGAGTTTGGTGTACTCTTCTCCTTCCCAGATTTCTTCAATGGTGTTTTTGCTAGTATGTCCAAGAACTGCTTCTTCATCTCTTCCGAGGACTTGGCAACACGGTGCAACAGCACCAGTATTACCGTCAAGACCGCCAGCACGAATAACGACATCAGGACTAAAAGGTCTACCACAAGTTTTGACTTCTCCTTTTCTTTCGTTAGCACCGATCTCATATACACCAGACCAGTTATGCATCTTCCAAATTTCTGTTTTGACCCCAAGGTCGTTGACCAACTTTTTATACTGTTGGAGTTCACTATTTAGGTTATCGTTGTCAGTAATCAAGTGATAGGTTGCGACCACACAGTCAGCATTTGTCTCGTCTACATACTTCTTCATCTCACGAATGTTATTCACAACAGTAGTAAAGTTTCCTCCAACAATGTTGTGCATCCACTCACCATACTTCTCTGCACTGTATCCGATGAAAGAGAATCGATAGAAGTCTAATCCTGCATCAACACAGTCTTTCATAAACTGTCCCTGCATACGATACCCATTAGAGAACATGAAGCACTTTGCCCCATACTTCTTTACTATCTTGATATACTCTGGTAGGTTTCTATTGAGAGTAGGTTCACCACTACCCTCTAGGTTGACAACTCGTAACCCATGCTTGGCACAGTCTGCCACATTCTTCTCGAACTCTTCGAGTTTCATCTTTTTGAGAAACTTCTTGTCACGACCACCTGTACGCATATCCTGTGGACACATGGTACACGAGTAGTTACAACCACCGTTAATCTCTATTACTGCTCTATCAATTTTCATCAAATAACTTTCCAAGTTTCTTCAAGTATCTATCTGCTTTAGATTGCATATGTTTGTGACCTTGCTCTGTGAAACTTTCTACAAACTTCATTGTATGTTCTCTATTAGGTCTACATACTACCTGTGGACAATGGTATCCAGTAATGCCTTCCCATGAAGGAATGAATATAGGTGTAGCAAACATTTTAGCAATATAATGCCACATACCATCGTAACAAAAAACATAATCAGCATCTTGTATCTGTTTGTATACATCTCTGATTGGAGTCCTGTAGGTCAACTCTACTGGTATCCAACCCTCCGCAGACAGTGAGCTTATTATATCACCCCAATCATCTTTTGTCAAGAACCTTTTCCATTTTCTTGGTGGTTCACTATTATATGTGGGTGTCCATATAGCAATCTTCTTTGTCTTGATATGATTTCGATATTCTTCCTTCTTGAATACCCAGTCCATTTCTTGGGGACATTGTTTGTTCCTATATGCACCAGAACCAAAATGAAATCGTATCTTTTCTTTTATACCGTTAGTGTTACCAGAGTCAAATAGATCAGAATTATAGACATGGGTAACTGTCACATCTTCTTGACGATGGAACTTGGTATGAATCCAAGTCATTCGTTCAACAATAGTTTCGGGGTCGTCAGGAGTCTCTAGGTGACCTTCATCAGTCTCCCAGTGCATCTCCAAATGGATTTGTTTCTTGGTGCGGTAGGCATAGTTGTGGCAGACATTCAATGCCAACATAAAGTCACCTACACCCCAAGTACCTCTCCATCGAACTCTTTCGATGTCTCTCAGGTCTGCCATTTATTTTTTTGGATTGGTGTTTTGGAATCCAAAGAATGCGGATACGATAGCGGCAACCGACAAGAAGTAGATTGATGCAATGTCTCCGATAAGTTCTGCCGCCTTGTCTAAACCGAACAAGACTGTGATGAAAATGCCACTTGGATAGAACAGCATACCTATCAGAGAGAACCATGCCATCTTGCGTTGTGCATCTCTCATCAGGTCTTGATCTTCGAGTTCTTTGCGTTTGAACTCAAGATACATTTCCTGTTCTGCTTTTGATACCTTACCATCCCCATTGCTATCAGCAGGATGGTAGGTGTATGATTTAGTTGTCTCTTCCATTGAAATACCCTATGAAGTTATTAGTTTACATAGGGTATATAGGGGTTTTAACCTTCTAGGTATTCGTAAATGTCTTTCCAACCAGTCATTAGAGGGAACTCTTGGTTATCCATGTTGTAACCATGTTCCATCAAGATACTCTCTAGACCGAATCTCTTACCAACCTCGGCATTCTCAACCTTGTCTTCAACCCAGACATAACCAGTACCTTCGTATTGACTCAGAACTTCATCTTTGTCAGCACCAGTATCAAGGTAGATAAACTTGACAAAAGAGGTCTCACCGAACAACTTCTGAATGTTCATCGTTCTGAGTTTCTGTGCATTCTCGTCTTTGCTCATAGAAGTGATTAGGTGAAAGACATAACCATGTTCTTCGTGCAGTTTTCTAACATACTGCATGGCATCACGGAGAGGTGGGATGAAACCCATGTGTGCCGATTCGTTGAAGAACCTTACTAATTTCTTAGACTCTGTTCTTGGTATGTCATATACCTCACAGATGTCGTATTCCAAGGGTTTCTTTGCCACATAACCCTTCTCTTGCATCCAGACATTAAAAGCATAACCCCAGTTTAAGAGGACTCCGTCTGCATCAGTCAATATTACTTTTTGGTGATCTTTATTTCTCAATTCATTGTTCCTTACTCATCTCATTCTCAATACAAGTATTATACAACACTCAGCACACTTTGTCAAGGTTTTAGATATTTAAATTTGCCTTTTTTATAGTCTTCTAGCATAGTGACCTTATTGCCACCACCAGTATAATGCAGGAAGTTCTGGTCATATCCACGATCATCCTTATAATGGGTCGGAGTATCATTCCAAGTCTGATCGATACTCTGAATCTTGAATCCGTGTTTGGTCAACTGACCAGAAATGAATGGTTGGTCATTGTTGATCCAGAAGGGATCACCGTGTTCGTCACCATCCATCATATAACTGTACCAAGGGTCAAATACTTCTCTTGCCTTGAGTCTTGCTTCCTTAGTCCACACCAACATACCAGTATTGAATGTCAGTACGCAAGAAGGTCTGTACGGTGGTTCGGTGGGCACTATTGGCATACCATTGCGTTCTAACTTGGTAATCAGTTGTTGTTTGATCTTGTCACTGTAGTCCCAACTGTTATATCCACCTTCGGTATCTGATCTTATCTCTGATTCAAAGACACCTGTGACCTCGTAGTCACCACACTGGTCAAACACATTTTCCTCGGTATTACAGATGATGTCTGAGTCGATGAATGCCACCTTGTCGAAATCATCGTACATCGGGTCATAGATCATTCGCAGACATTCAAAGAGTAATACAGTTGACCCATTGAAGTTCTTGGTGTATACTTGCTTGGTAGAATAGTGGTGGGTGCAACCAATCTTATCTGCATAGATTTGGAATGACTTGGCAGATAGGTCGGCAGTTCTCCGATACAGTTCACCACGAGTGCCTTGGGGATACTGAGGCACTTTGCCTCGTTTATCGGTCTCCTCGTTGGTGATCATGTATTGGTAGATTAGATTCATTCGGGCAGACCAACTGAATATTGTGTCTTACCATCTACTCGTTGTGCAGTCAAGCATCGGTTACGATTCTCTTCTGGACTCACATAGGATAGATGAATCCAACCAGATGTCGGATCACCTTCTTCGTAGAACTCAGAGATCAATTGATCAAAGTCTAGATTATCTCTAATCCATTTTGCGACTTCTAGGTTGTCTGTACCATCACACTCAAAGTCAACTGCTTGACCTTTACTGTGTTGTGATGTCGTAGAACCACCAATTGCTTCGTTCAATGCAGGACTTCTGTATCCCGAACTGATACGAGTAGTGCCCCAATGTTCTCGAACCTTCTGTACGCAGTTCTCGAACAATGCCACCGCACTAACCAAGTGTTCATCTTGGGGTGTGTTGTCGATACCCAAACGAGTCGCAGTCATAGACTTGGTGAACTCTTTGAGTGTAAAGTTTTTACTTAGTCTCATTTTATGTTTCCTCTTTCAACCATTTCCTTTGTCATTATATAGTCCCGAACAAAGTCAGACCTTACGATGTCTGCCCACCCATATTCCACAGTGGTAAAGTTGTTCATTACTTCCATAATGTTCATAAAGTCAAGGATGCCTTTTTTATCTGAACCCGACTTGAGATCAGACTGATAATAATCACCACTGAATATGATTCGACTGTTGCGACCCACCCTTGTGATAATACTGTCTAGTTCGTGATATGTGAGATTCTGCATCTCATCCACGAGCACAACACAATCATCCAGAGTTGTACCACGGATAAACGATGTAGACACAAACTCTATGAGACCCTGTTGTTCTAGATTCTCGTATGCCATCTTCTCATTAAAGAGTTCGGTACAGATAGACCGATAGGGTGCGGTGTAGGCATCAACCTTTTCTTCTACCGAACCGGGAAGATAACCCATCTCTCGTGTGGGGACAACACTTCTTACAATAACAAGTTTACTCTGATCGTAGGACTTGTCCATGACATCCCACAGTGCAAGGTACATACCTACAAAGGTTTTACCAGTACCCGCAGAACCACAGAGAACCAAGTGGTCTCCGTCATTCCATGCATCGTGTGCGATTTGTTGATTTGATGTGATAGCAGGATAGGTGAGTAGATCGTCTACTCTCAATCGTTTCATTGTCATGTTTTTATGGTAGTCCCTTTACCCGATCCCTTCTCGATATTTTTCAAGTGCTGTTTCCAGTCACCACTTGTTTTGTTAATGATATTGCCTGTAGCACTGATCAATGCAGGGGCACCAATCTCTTGAGACCAATCCTCTCCCAAACTTTTCAAATGTTCTTGAAGTTTTTCATACGAGCAAAACATCGTTTGAGTGTCTTTGGTTTTCTTATTTACAACTGTATACATTGGCATATTAATATACTCCTATATGACGAAAGGGGTGACTCGCACCCCCTCCGAGATACTTACCACCTACCTTATGCTAGAATTTGAGTTGAATTTTCGTACTCGGCAATAGTTTGATTCAAGTATGATTTTTTTATCGCTAACTTGTGTGCGAGGTTGTCTCTTCCCTTTTTCTTGAGACGGTGGATGTAATTATCAAGTTCTCGACTATCATTCTTTAATCTCTCTATTTGGTTTCTTGGCATTAAACGCACTCCTTGGTTATTGAAAGAAACATAACGAAAATTAAGATAGCAGGGTCGGGAATGCCTCCTCTACTAACTTCTTAGTCAAACCTTTGACTGGAGATTTCTTGTCTTTCATACTTAGGACAATCAAGGCATCCTCGGCATGAATACTCTCCAATAATTGAATAAATTTCGTTTCGACTCGCAGTTGACCTAACTTGGAACTCCGTGCACCTTCAACAAAGTCACCGAACTCACGGTGAAGTTTCCTCAGAGTTGAGGGAGTGCTTTCTGGTCGATTGGGGTTATAGGGAGGTTTCCCTTCGGGTAAACAGAACTTGAGACGGTCATCGAATGTGCCTCGAATGACATCTTTGATAGCAGGGACTCGACTCCCTTGTTCTTGTAGGAAAGTAATTTTATCCTTCCTCGTTTTTAGTTTAGTGAAATCCTCAAAGATTTCAAACACTTCTTTTTCCATAATTTCCTCTTACTTTATATATACATCATTTGTTTTTAACACGGTCAAAATGTGCAATTAATTCATCACGCATTTGCTCATATTCACCAACCAAGTAAGAATAAGTCACAATCTTTTCTTCGTTATCTTCTTCGGTTGCTTTATAAAGTTCTTCTTGGGCACTTTCAATCAATGCTTGTGCGTTAGCAATTTGTTCCTCTTGACTCATTATATAGTCCTTAGTTAAAAGTCTCAGTCCACGCAGTAAATATCTGCTTTGCCTCTTGTTTAGTCATATCAAACTCTTGTTGCAACATACGAGGTGCACCAAACATATTCATCTGACCACTCTCTCGCAGTTCATCAAGAACAGAGAAATAGAAATCGTAATCCGATTGTGCAATAAACATTAGATTCTCCAACTCGTTACAAACTCACCCAGACCACCGCATTTGCCATCTTCGTCATATTCGACAGTCCAGACCTCAACCACTTCCGCATCATCAGTGACACGCATCTCATACTCAGTTCCGAACAGAGTGAAATGAGTCGCATCACTTGGGTTTCTCAAATCGAAAGTATACATTAGGCAACCAACTTGATGTCAATGTAGTGTGAACGATGGAAGTAGTCAGTCATCGAATCATCTTCACAGAAGAAATCTTCACCTTCCATTGCGTCTTTCAACTCAGTCAAAAACGCAGTACCTTTCTCACCGTAGTTCTCACTGATCCAGTACTCGTTGACATTGTGATCCCACTTGCGGTATTCTTCCATCACCGACTTGGGTTCAAAGGTGTAGTGATTGAACTCACGTTTGCGAACCTTCTCTGGATGCATCTGAACATCAATGTACTCTTCCATGATGTCATCAGCACCTTTGACTTTCGCAACCAAAGTACTGTAGTGATTAACACTCAAGGATACCTTGTATCCGTACTTCTTACAAACTGCTTTGATCGCAGGAGCAAGTTTCTTTTTATCTTCTTGACTAACATATGCCATAATCAATTACCTTTCTCATTATCAATACAAGTATTATACAACACTCAACATCCTTTGTCAAGTGTTTTTTTATGCAAGTTGCACATTTAATTGGTTTTCAAGGATCATTCGGACTCGTTCACGGTCAAGTGAATCACCGTCACCCCAAGTGGTCACATCGTTCAGAGACATCATGTATCGTTTGATTGCTTCTTCTTGTTGACTCACAGTCGCAAAGTTCTCTTTGTCAGCATAGAGACCATTCTCACCATAGAAACTGTCAACATACTGTTGAAACTCAATCATCATTGGTTTCTTCAACCACTCTTCAAGTGGCATATGGTTCTTCAACTCCCAGAAGTGTTTATCGGGGATTGAGTAGGTTTGAGACTCTGCAACAAAGGCAGTTCCATCATTAAACTCAACATAATTTATCATAATTTTCTCTCTCTTTTTTGACTTTACCTTGTTATTATAACGAGACTGACACCTTTTGTCAAGCGTTTTCTTTCACTTTTTTATGTGTTTTGAGTGTATTTTACACCCGATGAACTCGTTATAATACTCATCTGAGAGTAGAACATCGTACTCGAATTGTAGTTTTGCTTCGTAATAGGAACACTCACCTTTGGTACGACACAGTCTTAGAACGGTTCTCTGGAAGTCCTGACCCCCTTCTACGAGGGTTTTTACCTGTTCCGAGGAACCATAGTAGTCCCTCCAGTCAGACTGGACTTTGGTGCGTTTGCGTCTTTTTCTTGTTTTTGTGACAGGGAGTATCTTGGGTTTCCAGAAGAACTTCTTACCAATATACTTTTTACCAGTGCTCAACTCGGTCAAGCAGTAGACGAATCCTTGGTATTGCTCCAAGAACTCTTCATCGGGTTCAAACTCTTTATCTTCGTATATCCACATGAAAGTATATAGTCATTTATGATACCATGCAACATATACGATTCTACTACCACTTGTCACCTCCTCAACACCGTGGAGTTCATCTGGTTCATAAAAGACGGTTTCACCTTTCTTCGGTTTGAATACAACTTCCTCAGTTATAGAGTAACCACCCTCATAATCATCGGACAGAAGTGTTATTGCAGTAATAACATTTCCAGTATCGTAGTGCAAATCACAATAAGCACCTTTACAATACTCTACAAAATAATGTTGTTTTAACTTCTTATCAGATATTTTTCTTGTGAAGTGATCAGACCCATGTCGTGAACAAACAAAGGTATTCTTCAATAATGAGTCTGTTGCCTCTTGTCCATGCACCAAAACCTCAAGTTCATAAATCTCCAGAAGATGTTCTATCTCCTCTTTCGAGAAGATAGTTTTTATTTTCACATTGCCACCCCACACATGGGACAAAACTGAGGTTCTTCTTCACAATCCTTTACAAGAACCTCAGTCTCCGTCTCGCACAGATGACATTCTAGGGTGTAGGTAATATCATCTTCATCTTCCACTAGGCGGCACAACCTTGACCATCAAGACCACATACTTCGGTGGGTTCATCCCAACCCCATTCACCTTCCATGCCATTCACAGAATATTCGGTTACTCGTTTCTCAAAGAAGTTATCGTGTGATGCACCATTCAGTACCCAGTCCAACCAAGGTAGTGGATTGTCCTTGACACCGAACTTGGGTTTCATACCCAGTTGTAATAGTCTACGATCAGCAATATGTCGGATGTACTGTTTCACATCTTCCTCTGACAGACCTTCGATGTCTCCAGACTTGTATGCGAGTTTGATGAATCGATCTTCCAACTTGACTGCGTTCTTTGCCATCTGGTAAATCTTAGACTTCAACTCATCGTTCACGATACGAGGATGTTCCTCACAGAACTCACGGAAGAGTTTGGCATTACCCTGTACATGGAGAGTCTCGTCTCGGATAGACCACTCAACGATTGTACCCATACCTTTCATCTTACCGAATCGTTGGAAGTTCAGTAGCATCACGAATGATGCGAACAGGGACATACCTTCGTTGAATACAGACTGTGCCAGTACAAGTGCCAGACCAGTGTGAGAGTTGATGTCACCCTCTTTCATAAAGTCGATCTTGTCTGCCATCTCTTTATATTCCATAAACGCAGAATGCTCTTCGTCTGGTAGACCCAGTGTATCGTTCAACAGTGCATATGCTCGTTGGTGTACACCTTCACGATTTGCAAAGGATGCCAACATATTACGAACCTCGTTGTTCTTGAACTTCGGAATCAATAACTCATGGTAATTCTCACCTACCTGTACATCAGACTGCGTAAACAATCGTAGTACTTGGGTGATAAACTCTTTCTCTTCTTCGGAGAGTTTGGTTCTCCAGTCTTGGATGTCCTCGGATAATTCTGCCTCATCCTCGACCCAATGAATCTCTTCGTGCTTGGTAGTTAGTTCCACTGCCCAAGGGTAGAGGAAGGGTTTGTATGTTTTGCTAAAATCTAATAATGCCATGTGTTATTTCCTTTTATCTTTGTAATCTTTTATTGCCGCCTTTATCGCATCTTCGGCAAGTACACTACAGTGGATTTTGACTGGTGGTAGTGCGAGTTCTGATGCAATGTCCGTGTTTTTAATATTCCCTGCTTCATCAAGATTGCGACCTTTAACCCATTCGGTAAGCAGGGAGGAAGATGCGATAGCACTTCCGCATCCGTAGGTTTTAAATTTAGCATCTTCGATAATTCCATTGTCATTCACCTTTATTTGTAGTTGCATAACATCTCCACAAGCAGGAGCACCTACCATGCCTGTTCCAATGTCAGAATCTTGTTTGTTAAATTTTCCTACATTCCTTGGGTTCTCGTAGTGGTCAAGAACCTTCTCTGAGTATGCCATCTGCTAACCCTCGCAAGCACGACATTCGTCAGTTTCTCCAGTTTCTAATGGTCGGTCTAGATATGCCATTAGTTCTTCATAACCACCTACATATTCACCTTCGATATAAATCTGCGGTACAGTCTTGACCTCTCGACCAGTAACCTCTCTCGCAGTCTTGCCAATATCGGCAAGGTCAATCTTGTCAAATGGAATCCCTCTCAACTTGAGTTCCTCCATTGCCATTGCACAGAAAGGACAGTTGCCCTTGGTGTAGACGATTGACCGAGTATCACCTTGTAATGCAACTCGTTCTACTTTCTCCGATACATTTTCGGCACGTTGCTTTGCTTCGGTACGGAGATAGTACAGACCTTTCAGTCCTTCTCTCCATGCTTTGAGATGTACCTTATTTACATAGGACTTCTCTGCACCCGATGGGAAGAATAAGTTTACACTCTGCCCTTGACAAATGTAGGGTTGTCTTTCGGATGCGTGGGTAACAACCCAGTTCATATCCAACTCAGCGGCAGTCTTGTAGATTGCCTTCTCACCTTCGGTCAGAAACGGTAGATGTTGTACCGATCCTTTATTGGTGATAATAGATGTCCAGTTGGACTGGTTGTTCTCACCCTTCTCATCCAAGAGTCGAGTCAAGTACTTGTTTTTCACAAGGAATGATCCTGCTCTTGTACGATGGGTATATGCGTTTGCCTTCATCGGTTCGATAGAAGGACTTGTTGATAGAATCACACCAGACGAGGCATTAGGTGCAATCGCAAGAAGATGGGCATTCCTTCTTCCAGTTCCCTCTCCATCGGGATACTCTCCTCTTTCTTTCGCAAGCAGTTTTGTCTCTGCGACTGCCTCAGAGTTGATGTGTTTGAATACGACTTTATTGATCTCTCTTGCCGATTCAGATTCCCATGCGACTCCATGTTTTTGTAACAAGGAATGGAATCCCATTGCTCCGAGTCCAATGCTTCGTTCTTGCTTTGCAGAATACTTTGCTCTTGGTATAGTGTCTGGTGCTTCGTTGATGAAGTACTCCAGAACATTATCCAACATCCTAATAATATCCCGAACAATGCTCGTGTCTTTCCACTCATCATAATACTCTAGATTGAGAGAAGATAGGCAACAAACGGCAGTACGGTCTCCATCTGTGGGCAGATGTATCTCATTGCATAAATTTGAACCATGAATCTTTAATCCTTTATCTTTTAGTGATTGGGGTAGTGCTTTGTTTGCCGTATCGATGAAGTTCAGATATGGTTCACCTGTACGGAATCTTGTTTCAAGAATGCGTTCCCACAGTTTACGAGCAGGGATCGTTTCTTTTACAGTGTCATCCTTGGGGTCTCGCAAACTCCAATCAAAACCCATAGACACACAGTCCATGAACTCGTCAGAAATGTTGATTGCGTTGTGTAGGTTCAGTGCCTTTCGTTGCACATCACCAGTAGGTACTCTGAGATTTAGAAATTCAATAATGTCTGGATGACTGACATCCATGTAGGCGGCATACGAACCCTTCCGAGTCTTACCCTGTCTGTATGCGATCATGTCGGCATCTACAGTATGAAGAAAAGGAATCGGTCCCGGTGCAATGTCGGATACTGTCCGAACATCTGACCAGTGACCACCTACACCACCACCATAGACAGACAACCATCTCAACTCAGATGAGTGACCGATCAATCCTTCTAGGGTATCTGGAACATAGGTTAGGAAACAAGAGATGGGCATCCCTTTGCTTTTCATGTCGTGTCCATTGGGTGCATTCGATAGAACTGGTGATGCAAACATGAACCATTTGTTTGAGACATAATCATAGAGACGTTGTGCTAATGCATCATCCATCTCATCTCGGTATTTACTCCATGCTTTACTTGCTCTTGCGAAACCCTCTTGTGGACTCTTCTCATAATCATTTAGGTAGAAATCTTTTAACATTCCTACTGCGTATTCTGCTAGTAGGTCGTCTTTCTTCTTATCAATTTTTAGGGTCATATTGTCTTTTCCATAGGGTATAATTTTTCGGAGGGTAATATTATATATACCCTTTCGTTTTTTCAAGTATGCTATTATACCCCACAAAGGGGGTATATGTCAAGAAATATTTTAGTCTATTTTGACCGTGCTTTTTCTACTGCACGAGAACCAAACCAGAATGACATGATGGCGGCAAAGATTGCCTTGGTGTCATCATCCCATAGGATGTTGATTGATTCTGCAACTGACTTGCCCTCTTCCATTGCTTGCATCAGAAGAGTATATTCGATTGCACAGAACAGACCAAAAAAGGCATAGGTGATTACTGGTCGTACAGACTTCTGTAGTCCTGCAATAATGCCTGTTGATTGGTTGATTGAGATGTCATGTTGAATCAGACGATCATGCTCTTTGTCAGCACCCATCTGTTCATACATTTTTATTTCATGGTCAAATCCAGCGGCACGGAGTTCTGCCATCTTCTCCATCTTCTGGAGTTCAAATTTGTTGTTTGCTTTTGTTTTAAAGTGATCGGTGATAGCAGGAACAACAGAACCTCCAAACCCCAATACACTGCCTAATAATCCACTTAGCACAATTATTTACCTCGTTTAATTACATTTGGTTTTTCTTTCTTTTTCTTCTTGAGATGAACTGGCACAATCTTTTCTGGATTGTCTCCTGCTCCTGCAACTGAGGCAGTTGATGTCATCTCCTCATAGAAGTCTTTGAAACCTTTTCTCATCGGGTGATCTCCCCTGTAGTGAAATACACTTCTGCCTGTGATGCAACGTGTACTCCTTTGTAAATGTCGATGCCCAAAATCTCATCAAAGGGGAATGTATCTTCTAGTACCCTTATCTTATCGTCTTTGTGTACTTCTCTACACAGACCATTTATTGTATCGTGTTTGATACGATATATTCCCGGTGATAGTTGTTTATCTTCCAAGACAAACCACTGTGAATTTTCAGCAAGGCAATCTAAGATGTCGATGCCTGTCTCTGCGTGTATCTTGTCTAGATTCTTATCAGACAGTTCACCATGCTCTTTGATCAGTGCAAGTGCCGCTCCATACCTTGCGACCACAGACTGACCTCCCGGTGCCTTTGCCATGATCTTCTTTAAATTGAATACCAATCGATGAAAGGGTGTATAATGAGAACGATATGCTTCACGGTCATCAGTACTATTCGTATTGAAGTCCTTGCGTTTTTTTCCGTTCTCGTCAATAATCCCTGCCTTGAATGCTTCGGTATCCGTGATCGGAGTAACCAACAATTTCAAGAATCGAATCGTGTATACGAGGTCTGCCGCTGTCTTTAGTAATCCCATAGTTCTATTTATACTCAAAAAGTCTTTCAGTTATATGTTTTGTCCAATATCATGGGAGAAAGTTGCATCAAAGACACTCTCCCTCATCTCTTGGTAATCTGCCTGTACAGCATCCTTGTGTGGAGTTATAAATTCGTAGTTATGTCTCTTCAACAACATCTTCTGAATCGGAGTGTCCAGTGCATCACCCAACAAGAACTTCTTCGGTGTCTTTTTGATCTCGTGGAATATCCTTCGATCACAATACAATGAGGTACACAATACATCTGAGTTTACTGTAATGTTCCTATTATATAGTTTGGGAGACCAACCTTTGAGCATATCATACTTTGCCCTGTCCCATTCGGGTCTCTTATCATATCGAAACCACTCATCCAACCACTCATCCAGATATGTCATTGCATTCTTATGTTTACCTACAGTATATGATGCACCATAGAAATGCTTTCTTTTTTCTATCTCAGACTTAATATGTAACTTTAACAATGAAGGTTGTTTCGATCTATTGTTCTGCATGACATAATGAAGGTAGGGAACCAACTTATGAAGGCACATCTCATCTCCATTTGAACCATATACTACAATGTCTGGTTTGGTGTCGAGTTTTGCCAACTGCATAAATGTGGGTAGGAAGTCAACTCCACGATTTGAACTGTCAACCAAATGCTCTGCCAGTAGATCAACACCTTTACTCAGATCAAGAACTTCCAGAGATACATCAGAAAACTTTTTGGCAGTCAACTGTTTGTATTTCATTGCATCATCTCCTGCCTCGGCAGGGGTGACATGGTACATATACTTCGGGTCATCCAGAAAGTACTGAGTCTGTAGTGCGGAATCGATTCCCTCACTCAGAGAGATAAACCTGTTTTTAAAACGAGACTTTATCAGATTAGAATGTTGCTCCATGCATTCATGGATATAGTCAGCAAGTGGTTCGAGGTCTTTCCACTTTTCTTCTTCGAGTGCTCTCTTGGTATCACCAAGATAATCATACCTCGGCATCCACCCTTGGATGTGCTTATAGAATGTGTTATTCTCTTCTCTGCTATATTCCAAACACTGCACATCTTCTAGATATTTTGACACGACATCTGACTTATTACAGGTCATAAATGGTATGTGATTTGATATTTCTATACCATACTTGTGTGCCACAAATATCTTATGCTGTTGGAAGTAGTCAATCGAAATATCGTAATGTCGTTTGGTTAGTTTGATTGCAAAGAAGTTTCCATTCTCGTCATCAAAACTCCATCTCTCACACGCATCCTCTATGTCACCTTCGATTAGGTAACCAGAGTATAGAACCATGTACTCATCACACTCCCAGACGGATACCTTATCGTCATGGTAGTAGCACCATTCACCATATTGTTTGTAACTGTGTTTGATAAACTTTGAAGGGTCTTTACAAATAAAAAATCTCACATCATCTCCTTAGATATATCCATCCTTGATTAGTTTCAAGTTCAACAGGTAACTTTCTACCTATACTTATCTCTATCTCTTCAATCAAATTATCTAGTAATTGTTTATTGTTGTTATATTGTATTTCTGGTGGTAGTGTCTTGTCCATCGATAGTATAGTAATTGTATCGGGGTAGGGCCATGCATCAGGATAATTCTCATCATAGACATTGACAGTTGCCATGAATCCACAATCCTTGGGGTAGTATTGATCGTCTAAATCCTGCTTCACATACTCACAGAAGAACTCACTACAGATACGAGGTTTGTTTTCTTGAATAGAACATCCAGTGTCACAGAGTTTATTACAAGTCTGCATTGGATCAAACTGTAAACCGAACTTCTGTGCTTCGTTATACTTATCCGTATATGACCATTCACCAGTAAATCCTGCAATATGACAACACACAGTGCAGTCTCCACACCTCGGTTCAGTTGGAACAATCATCGTAACAACATATCCCCTTGTTTGGTTATGAATTGTACTCTAAACCTTCTCCCTTCACAAACCTGTATTTCCTCAACGAGATCATCCAAAAGTTTTTTGTTATTATCATATTGAATCTCTGGTGGTAGGGTCATGTCTTTTGAGATAATAACAATTAAATCAGGATTCATATCTAAATCAATGTGTGCCACAAACCTAGAGTTCTTTGGATAATATACTTCATCTAAATCGTGTTCGATATAAGAACAGAAGAACTCACTACAGATACGAGGTTTGTTTTCTTGGATAGAACACCCTGTGTCACAAAGTTTGTTGCAAGTCTGAAATGGATCATACTTTACACCAAACTTTTCTGCTTCGTTATACTTGTCTGTACATGACCATTCACCAGTAAATCCTTCAATTTCACAACACACAGTGCAATCCCCACACCTTGGTTCAGTTGGAACAATCATGTCAAGTTTCGTAGTGCCTCAATTACAGTCTTGTCCATCACTATATTAGTGTACTCGGTGTTCTTGATTGCCTGTAGGTATATGAGGAATGGTTTGAGTGCACCCCACTGGTCAAGTTCTATTTTGAGTTCTAGGATGTCCAGTCCTGCTTCGTAACCAAAGACATTGAATATTACTATGAGGTGATTGAGAATGAGTCTCTCGGACAACACCCCAGTATCTCTGTACCGATTGAGTAGTCGTTTCACATATTTGAATTTCTTTAAATCTTCGTGAAATTCTTCACCGTCAATACACATGGGATTGTGATAGTGTTGAGCGGCAAATAGTGTAAGGTTGTCTTTAGTTAATTGCATTGTTTATCCAAGATCGTGTCCAGTCATCATCTAAAAATTCAGGTAGACTCGCATATTTCGGAAAGTCCTTGTAGTCTACATCATTATGTATAGCATCAATAAATGGTCTCATCCAGTCCCAGTCATATCTCCTCTCTCCCATCACAGAATCTTTATCATCACTATTATCGTAAATGTAAGTCGGTATGTTCCTCTCTTTTCTACGATAGATTCTTAGTGACTGGTTCACCAATGCAATCTTTTTCAACTTCAAGAACTGTAGGGTATCTTCTCCGACAATGATCGAATTGTCGTAGTGCATAACCTTTGCCACTTCTTTGGAATGCCAGACCATACGACACATTGCCTCCCAAGATTCCATCAGTGTTCTTACTATCTCCTGTAACTCAACCCTATCTTCTGCCCATCTATGTGCATTCTCGTGGGTCTCGTTATACTGCCATCCCCTAAACATTTCATATAATGATTTGTAATTCAGACCTACATCTATACTCTTATCAAAAGGAAAGGATGGAAGATAAACATCAGGTATTCTTTGCTTTGCGTGAGGTTTATCAAAGAGAGATGAATCACCACCATTCAATCCCAACTGTCTGTACAACACGACCATATCAGGTGGTTCAGGATGATCTGCAAGTTCTTGATACACCTTCACCCCATACGGAGTCAGATAGTCATCTCCATCAATTGCCACCATGTAGGTTGCATCTGGATTATTGATAAAATGTTTTAGTACGGAGTTCTTACCAGTGGCAGGGGTACCATCTGATTTGGTCACTTGAAATTCTATTTGATTATCTGAGCAGTATTGTACACCCACCGAGACATTCAGGTTGTCCTGTGAGTTTATTATTACTATGAGTTGATCTTTGGGGATGATTGATGTAGATCGTTTGAGGTTATCGATGTCTCTTGTCCAGAGAACATAGAACTTTAACATATGAGCAATTCCGTATACAACTGAGTGGGTTCATTTTATATATACCCACTCAGTTGACACGAATTGTTTTAGAGTACTTCTTTGACTTCTTCTACAAGTGATGCTTTGGATTTTCTACGATCCAATTCAATACCGTGGGTACGACCTAGTGCTTCTAGTTCAATCTTACTCATCTCTTCGAGAGACTTACCACCTACTGGTGCTTCGGTAAGAGTTTGAACTGGTTCTTTCTCAAAGTCGTTTACAGGTACTTCTACCAGTACTTCGGGTTCTTTTTGTGGTGCGGTTACACCGTGAAACTCTGCGATTTGTTCGGGTGTGAATCCACCAGACTTGAACAATTCACCAGTTACGGGATCTTCCCAACCATTTGCGGTGGGAACTGCGTGTTCACACCAAGCGGGTGCTTTGATTGCCATAATATTTACCTTTTATTAATGTGAGAATCCGACTGCTACACCAAGTACAGCGGCATTGGCAGCGAATATTTTATCCGTAGGTGCTTTCTTCAAAACAACTACTTCTTTGGGAGCAATAGTACAGGTACCAATATCAGTACCTCCTGCTTGCTCCAAAGTTACCAAGTGAACCGCAGTACCAGTATTGATTAATCGTACTGCGGATGCACCACCAAAATTAGAAGCAGTACCAGTGGCAGTACCACACGCTGCTTCTGTTCCTTGTAAGACTACTGTGTTCATTTGTATCCTCGTCTCTTTGCCATGCGTTCTAAGAATGCTTTTGCTTCTCTGGTACGAGCATCGTGTGGATTCTTTTGTTTGTCAGAACTCAAATCAGCAATCTCAGATACGGTCTTACCATTGATGATGTCTTGTGCCTGTGCGATAATATCTTCCGCAGTCTCTTCTTTCAGAGGTTGACCCATCATGTCATCTGCTTTCTTTTGACTAACAGGTTTCTTCAATTGAACAATTTTCAAAGTCTTTTTGTCTTTGATGTTCATTGGAGGTTTCTCAGCAGATGCAATAGAACTTTTCAAATTCTTCTCAGCATTTGAACCAGCGGCAGATGATACAATCTTATTACCATCAGCAGTATCTACAAGTACATGAGTAGTCTTTAGTGCTTCTTCGAGTTCAACTTCTTCCTTGACTTCGGTAGACTTCACAACATTCTTGTCACCAGTGGCATTGTCCTGTGGTCGTTTACCAGATGATGCTTTGGTTGCATCTTCGGCAGACTTAGACTTCTTCTTGGCATCTTCTTCGTTATCTTCGATCTTCTTGTCAGACTTGTCGTGTGCCTTTGCGAACTCTTTAGATTTAGGTGATTCCTTGTCCATAACACCTTCGGGTTTGGTTGCCCCTGCGGTCTCTTTGCGTTCACCTAGAATGTTCTCGAACATATCAAGAAGTGCTTCGGTTGCTTCACCGATCTTAGAGATTTCAGCAGTCTTGGCATTAGATGCAACTTTCTTCTTGTCATCTTTCTTCCCTGCAACTTTGGGTGCTTCCTTCTCTTCTTCGTCATCACCCTCTTCTTCATCTTCTTCTTTCTTAGCAGGTTTTTTGCCACCGTCAATCGCATCGTCAGTTGCTTTGCGTTTCTTGTGTAGATACTCGTCAGACGAATCAACATCTCCATCGTTGTCGATGTCTTTGTCTTTACGGTCTTTGAATTTCTTATCGTTCTCTGCATCGTCAACAGGGTCGAGTTTCTTCTTCTCTGCGAGTTGCCAACCTTTCTTGAGGTATTCTTTCTCTTTTGACTTATCGATTACGATTGTTTTACCACCTTTCTGAACCATAGAGTCCTTCTTGGGGTCTTTCATTTGTCTTGCTTCGTCAATCGCAAGTGCTTCTTCACCTTGGATGACTTGGTTGTAGGCATCCATTAGTGATTTCATATCTTTTCTTTGCATGGTTGTTCTCCTACATCCACAAATAATTAACGAGACCTGCGACTATCGCTGCCCCTATTAGATATACAACTTTGTTGATAATTGCAACAGTATGGGCATTATCATCCACTTTTTTCTCGATCTCATCTAACTTCTGAGAGAACCTGTTCATTCTCTCGTATTGATTTTGATTGTTCTTCTCCATTGCCATCATTTTCTCTTCTACACGAGCAAGTGCAACTAATGCCTCTGCAAGTTTATCAATCTTTACCTCTATACGGTCAAATCTTACGGTAGAGTCTGCCTCTAACCTCGCAAGTTTGACTGATTGTGTCTCTTTAGTTGCCATGCTCGGATTACCCATTAAATTTAGATTATAGTCTTATTTATAAGACTTTAATTCTTTATTCGTAAATTCGTACAACAAGATCACCTGTTCCTTTGATGATTCTGTGGTACTCCATTTTGTCTATACTGTAACTATGACCTTCAAGTAAATCTTTAGGTTCTTCATTATCTAGTTGTAACTGCCAACCAAACCCTTCGAGGACAATAAGAGTTCGGTCTTTCTTATCTCTATGCCAGATCAAATCTTCTTCGTTGACACTATCCCTAAAAACCCTAATCTTACCATTACGAACCTTTAACTCCAAATAAGGTTTTACCAAAAGAATGATCCTCCACCAGAGAGTCCTAGTTGTTTCGCATACCGAGGCAGTCTACACGCCCAGTATCTTGCTGTGGTCTTATCATTTGCTTGATCGCACTTATGACGAGCGGCAAATGACTTCCGTGCCTTCGGGTCATTCAACTTGACTTTCAGTCCAGTAGTATCACCCCAAGATATTTTCTTTATATTACCAGTCGATGGGTCTTTGACATACACATAGTACTTCTTTGACCCACCCTTCTTTGGTTTGTTTAGTTCAGGTTGTTTCTCTTCAAAGATACAATCCAGTGCAACATCCTCACCATTGAACTGTGCGAACTCACCAAGATTGGATTCCATTATGTCAATCTCACTTGGTTTGATTTCAAGTTCACCACTATTGTACTGTTCACGCAAGTCTCTCCAGTACTGGAAATACTTCTCCGAACCAACCCGATAGAGGTTGTTCTCTACCAGATCGGATTCTGAACCACAACTACAATGTTCGTTGAACGATTTCACTACCTACCCATTCTCTTCAATAGTGTTTTGATTGCACTCATATCTTTGGATATAAGTTTCTGGAACTTTGTCTTGTCCACTGGTTTCTTCAAGGTGTTAAACATCTTGACGATCATCTTGGCATCGTCTTGAGAAATCTTACCCTTCTTTTTACTATCAGGGAATTCAATATCACCACCTTTGGGTAGGTCAGATGCCTTACGAATTTGCATCAGAACATTCTTAGATGCCGCCTTACGATCATCATCGGATGCCTTGTAGTCATCTACATCGGCAGGGTCAACACCTCGTTTGCCCATAGCAGACATTGCATCTCGTTTCGCACGAGAACTTTCCATGAACTGTGCCAGATCAAATGAGTCCTTTAAACCATACTGCTTCTTGAGTTTCTCGTGCTCTGCCTTACGGTCTTTTGCTCGTTTGTCTAAGTCCAGTCCACCCTTCTTGAGTTTAGCACGGAGTCGGTCATGTGCAGAACCTTCTTCAACTTCCTCTTTCTTCATCAGTTTCATTGCAAGGTTAGCAAGTTGGGTAACTTTCATCTTGTCCATCTTCCCCTTGTTCACATCATTTACCTTGTCGTAAATCTGAGAGATGGCAGATGCAGTAAACATATCAACCATGACACCTTGGATTTTCTTTGCCTGTTTCTTGGCAACAATGTCTTTGACATCAGAGATTACAGACTCGTCTAGTTGTACACTTTCAATGTACATATTCAACTCATACCGTTTGTTGTCTAGGTTTGCAACCTGTACATGAAGTTTCTGTTTCTTGTTGGTATCTAGGATATACTTATTGGTCTTACCACTGGATGGTCTCTTGGGCCCCATTGCCACCTTGTGGTCAACATCGTCTTTGTCTACGATGAAACCTTTCTTCTTTGCGTGTGCATATGCGTGTTGCATTGCACCAGAGAAGTCACGGTGATAGAGTTCGTAACCAGACGAGGACTTTGCTTCATCAAGTTCTTCTTTTTTACTCTTGCCATGAGTTTTCTTTTTGAGGTCTGCAATTGACTTTTTAAGATTTTTCCTAACCTCTGGATTTTTAGGTGAACCACCTATTTTAGCATATGGATTAGATGCTTCGTTGATTTTTTTCTTTGCGTAGGCAATTGCCATCTTAGGGCCTTTCGCTGCCGTGACATCATCGGTGTCTTTCTCGTCAGTTTTCCAGAACATATTATGCATTTGTGTGCGTTCTTTTGCACTTGCAGACTTCATAAACTTGTTCAGAATTTTAGCATCTGCATTAGATAATTTATATGCCACCATGTCATCATAACTTCTATGTTTACCTACTTGGTGTATAGTGTTACCTTTATATGTCTTACTCACACCTTCTTCAAGTTCAACTGACTCGTTTGCTTTCTTCATTGCCTTTGAAACAGCATCAGGTTTTTTGCGTTTAACCATTGCAATAAACTTTTGTAAAAGACTTTGGTCTTCTTTACTAGGTTTGAATCCTTTCTTTGCAGATTTTGCCTTCAACTTTTTTAGGTCATCTCGCATTGCATCCCCTGCTATGTACATAAATGGTAAAAGTGTGAGAAACATTGAACCAAAGAATGCCGCCGCCACGGGATCCGCTGCTTCTTTGATTTCTGGTTTCTCGTGGGTGTAACCCATCTTATCCATCTTCACATGGTCTGCATAGGTGTTTGCCTTATAACCCTTTCCAGTCTTGGGGTCATACATCATGTGTGGTTTGAAGTCTTCCTCACCTTTACATTCGGCAAGTATTTGTTTAATAGTTTTCATTTATGCTAAATCCTTATCGTGGTTCAAACCACCTTTTTTCTTTTTGACTATGAACGCATTTACTCTTGCGTATCCCCATTGTTGTGGTGTGGTTCCCGGTCGATGACCAGTTTTCCATGCCGCCACTCCACGATTGTATACCTTCCGTAATGTAGCAAGAGAGATTCCAGACTTCTTTGCCTTATCTGCCAGTGCACCCTCAATGAGTTGCCCTGCTCGTTTTGTTAATGCCATCTTTATCATTACTTGGTTTCCCTATTCTTATTCCTTGCACGAGCAAGTCTGGCACGATCTAATGCACGATCATGCTTTCTACGATCTCTCTCTTTCTCTGCCTTGATCTTATCTCTGGCACGTTCGACTGCATCTTCGTTCTGTTGCGGAGTATCTTTCTTGTACTTCTTGACGAGTTTATCAGTACCTTCCTCTCCTGCACCACAACCCATTTCGGTTACAAAATTACTCGGTAATAGATCGTGAAGAACCTTTCGGTCTACACCCCTAAAACCAGACGCAACCCTTTGTGCGTAGTAGTGAGTACTGTGTCTCAGTGAACCACCACCCTCTTTCTTCTTACGAACCAATAACTTCTTGAGAGTATCAAGGGCGCTTCCGTACACCTTCTTGTTGGTGGTAACAGACATCAACTTATTAAGCATTTTACCTTCGGTTTGTTCCGTGGTTATCGTCTTAGAAGAGGTCTTGAAGTCCTTCTTACGCATGATGGTTTTATTGATGACCTCGAACTCATCCTTGTTACGATCATAGTTGATCACAACAGGTAGGTTCAGATCAGTCTGTAAATCTTTGATCACTGCTTCACTATCAGGATTCTGTCGAATGTTCTTTGCCTTTCTCTTGGCAATCTTCTTGAATACTCGTTGTAACTCTGCCACAGTGATAGGTGGATCGTTGCGTTTATCGTTCATACGATCAGCAAAGTGACGAGTAAATTCGATGTCCACATCAAACTTGGCAAGTAGTCGATCAGCAAACTTCTCAAGGTCATTGAGTTGCTTCTGAGATACTGCCTCGTACATATCCTTGAACTGTGTGGTGTACTTGGATGGTTTGGTCTTGGCAGTTGCATCTCCCGGTGCGGGTTTGTACGCACTCGGATCATCGTCTGCTTTCTTGCCATGCTTCTTGAAGTGTGCGTCTCTTTTAGACTTGGTAGACTTCTCCAATCCTGCATAGTACTTCTTAGGTTGAGTACCTTTCTTGTCTTTGATGTCAGAGTCTTGAGGTGCTTTCTTCTCGACCAGTTCTACTGCATCCAACCACTTACGAATTTTACGGTCACCGCATTCCACGATGACATAGTTAGAACCCAGTACCGATACGATACCGACCTCTTCACTTTCTTTGATAACAACAGTATCACCAAGTTCAAACAGTTCACCTTTGACAAACTGTTCACGGATGTCCGATACTTTTGGCAATTCGATGTGTCTTTTGAAAGATGTCTCTTCCTTGAGACCGAGACCCTTCCTAACGTCATTGAACAACTTACGAGTGTCCCTGTCCGACATAGACTTGGGAACACCCTGTGTGAATGCTTGATAATCATTTTCTTTGGCATTGGCACGTTGCTTGGATGCAGACATTCCTTCTACACCTTCTGCATCGGGGTCTCTTGCCCCTGCGGAAACAACCTTGATTGACTCAAAGTTATAGAATCCGTGTCGTGCTTTTTTGCCGTTATACTTGTTCAGCAGGACATCAAACTCACGCAGACGATCTTCACCGACCACCATCGTGATGTTCTTATATCCTTGGTCATATAACTTTGCGGAGATGTCAAATACATTCTTGACACTCTTGTCCACCATGATGTTTCGACCATACTTGGGGAACATCTTGCGGAGGTGTTTTACTTTGTCAGAATATGACAGTGGGTCTTTGGCACCAACAGACTGAGAGACATAGACTTTCCAGTCTGCTCCCTTTGCTTTCTTGGCAATTGTATCTAATACTTTACCATGACCAATGGTAGGTGGGTTCATTCTACCAAATGTAAAATAAACTTCTTTTGCTTCTTCGGTTAGGTACGACTTAAAATCTTTAATCATCACTTTTGGTTCCACCACGTTTCTTCGCAAGTTCTGCTTTACGAACTTTGGGAAGAAGTTTCTTTGCAAGTTTTTGTATTTTGGGTTTCATCTTATCTAGTCGTTTCTCAATTGACTGTCTACGAGACATTGAGAGATCACCTTTGTCAATACCCTTAGTGATTTTTTTGAGTATGGTCATTCGTGCTTGCTTCTGAGCACGTTTCTTGAGTTTTTCGGGAGACGCAACTCTTCGTTCCGCTCGTTTGCGACCAAGTGCGATTTTTGCTTTATTTTTCTTGAAGGTTCGTGCCATCTTTAGACGTTGTTGCATGGTCAATGCTTCGTCTGGAGATTCGACAACCTTTATGAATTCTTTGAGTCCCATTGGTTTGGACATAGTTTACCCCTACGGTTTTTCCCATCCTTTCAGTATATCTGGACTGAAATTATTATACGAAAATTCTAGGCGGTCAACCAACTTGACCGCATCACCACCTAATTTGTCAATAGCAACAAAACCTTCTGCACCTGTGCGGAGTTTATAACCCTTCTTTGTCTGCACAAATGCATCAATATTTGAAATACTATTAAGTTTATTTATAAGTTTTAACTTTGCTAGTACAATACTTTTTTGTAAATCAAACATAGAAACGAGAGATTTTTTGTTTCTAGCAGAGAAGAACTTTAAAATTTCATCCAACTTCTGTTTCTGCACCATCTTACCCTTGTCAGACTTGCGTTTGTCCATCTCTTTCTGAAACTTATCCGTGACCCACTTGATCAATCCGTTCACATGAGTATTGCTGTTGGGTATGATACTCTGTGCTCGAACAAAGGTATTGTTGTACTGCTCAATCAATTGTGCAAGGTCTTGGTTTCTCTCCAACTCTCGCAGAGTAGAACCAGAAATCTTATTGAATATCTTTCCTGCGTTGGACAGATGCTTCGTAACTTCGGCAGTCTCTTTCTTATCTAGGGTTGCTCCAGATACATCTCTAAGCATTGCATCCTGCGACCAGACATTTTTACTTTTCTTAAATTTGGATATGTCCACTCCATAGGATGCTTTGAGTGACTCGAAAGTATTACCTGTATAGGTGGTGTGCCAGACGATTCCAATGGTTGCATCTCGAACTTCTTTTGCCTGTTCGTATGGGATTGCGTAGATGATCGTGTTGGGGTGGAAGGTTGTATACTTCTCACCTTCGATAGTCTCATTTTTAGTGTCTCCTTTTGAGAACAAGAAGTCCCCTTGAATGATACCCTTGATACCAAGTTCTGGTAAATGTTTCAATGCGAGTTTCATTTTGGTTGCCAGATCACCACTGCCGATGTCTGCATCAATATCTGCATCGGTCTTGTAGACCTTTGGGTTCTTGGCAAACACACCCTTCTTGGCAACAAAGAACTCACCATCGGTTGGGTCTTGACCACAGAAGATTGCAGGGGCACCATCCCACTTGGTGGACAGTTTGCTCTTGGTTTCTCCTGCCAACATATCACGGAGTTCTCTCAGTGCATTGATTGCCTGTCGAGTACCGTTGACACCCCCATAGAGAACCTTGTCCTCAATATGGGTCATGTGAGTATTCTTTTGTTCTGTTATGAATTCTGCAAATTTCATTTCTTGAATATCTTTTTAAAGTCTGCGGTTGCCACTGCTTGGAACTGTGGGTTTGCTGAGTAACTACCCTTGTATCTTACTTCAATATCAAGGATGGGTGAACCATCGGAGTAGATTGACAGGAAGACCTTAGCGGCACCCGCACCCTTTTCCCATGCACCTATCTTACCAGAAGTCCTTTTTACTTCGAGGTTACTATTATACAGGTCTTGAAGTGCGGTCACAATATTACTTAGTTCTTGACCATCTGCTTTCTCAACTTCTAACTTACCACGAACAAATCTGCCCACACCTGTCAATAGAGTAAACTGAAACTCTTCGGCAGATAATGTTTCATCCAGTTTTGTTCTGAATACAAGTTCAAGAAACTTCTCAACAAAGTTTTGATCGTGGGACTTGATCACATTGAATACTTTCTTGAAGAAAATGTTTGTGGGTTTTTTGAGTTCTACACCCCAGACTTTGACAGGAATCGAATTGACTGCCTTGGAGTACTCTAGAGGTTTCATCTTACGAATATCTTGTTGTGATAACTTCAACTTATCCATGAGAACTCGTTCAAAGAATATCTTCTTCGCATTCTCAATCAGGATTGTATCTGCACCGACAATGTCCTGTAGTACACTTTCTTTACCAGTGATAGGTTTGTTGATAAGTGTTGGATCAGGAGATTTTAACGATGCCTTCTTCTTGAGAGAGTATCCATAGAACTTACCCGAACTTGACTTGACCACTATGTCGGATGAATTGTAGTCTTTGATACGACCCAGTTTAGGGTTGAACTTCGCAATGTCTTTATCCCAACCTTTACCAGTCCAGTAGACTTTGGATGCCGTTCCTACTTCATCAAGAATATAGTTAGAGGCAGATATTGCGGTTGCAAGGTCATTGAAGTTACCTTGAAAGAAATCTAAGAAGTCGGGTCTACGATCTGAACCATCAACCTTTTTATAAATGTCCTTAGACTTCTCAATAAGGTCAACTGCTTCTTCTTGTGTAAGTGAAGAACCACCCTTGTATTTCAAGAGAACCAGACACGCAGTCATCATCTCTTGGACTTCGGTAGGAACTTTCTTACCACCTACACCAATAGAACCATCACCAAACATCTGACTTGCGAAAGGAATCTTTAATCCATTATCCTTCACAAAGTCCTTGATCTTCTGTTCTTCATCTTCAAACGAGCGTTTGATTTTATACTTCTTTAGATCACCAGTGGATACCATGACCAGATCGTCTTTGTCTCCACCTTGGAGAAAAGAAATTAATTTCTGAATGTCGGCATCATCTGATGATGAATGTCCCACATTAAATGCCGCTTCAGAAAGAAATCTGTTAAATTTGAGCATTATTCGATTTTCCCATAGGTTATAAAGTGTTATTATACATCTATTTATAACAAAATGGAAGTCGAATTTTCCTCATTATACTGTTTAATAGTATTTTTTAATGTGTTTATCCAGTTATCACGGTGTTCAACAAACACTTGGGGTTCGTGACCATCAACAGATATGATCGTAACCAACTGAGTAATCGGCATACCAGTTCGTTCTTCCCACATAACCGCATACCCAGACTCCTGCATGAAGTAGTTCTTGACCCAGTCTTTCTTCTTGGGTTTCATGGATGTCTTGTAGTCAATGATACTTATCTTACCATCAAAGACACCCACACAGTCAACCCTTCCTGCCACACCGAGGTGGTTAGAGTACAGGGGTGCTTCTTGGGCATAGACCTTAGTCAGTCTTTCATCCAATATGGGTTTGACCGCAAGGAAAGATTCAATGATGTCTGGAGTATAACCCTTCTTGAAATCTGGATCATTGTTGACATACTTCTCAATGATTTCGTGAACTGATGTACCACGAGTCGATGCACGGTATGAGATGCGATTTGCTTCTGCCTCACCAACTCGTGCTCTCCACTTCGCAATAGATTCTCGTGACAGTATCGACAACACAGTAGTGATAGATGGGAGATCAATCCCTTCGGGAGTTCGATACTTCCGACCTTTATCGGTAGTCACCGCATCCATCTCAGTTAGTTCAACTTGCTCGTGTAAAAAATTCATAGTGTATATCCAGTTAATGTTTGTATTAAGTTTCGTAGCAGGAACAATAGTCCCACCGAGTTCACGATGATCAAAGCACGATCCTGCCACAATATCGAAACCCATAACCATAGTGTAACACCAATGACTGATATTGTCAAGTCATAAATTACGAGACCTTCAACACCTCGTATAGACATACCAAGAAGTAACATAAAAGATGCTACCCACTTGACATACCAGTCTAAGGTTTGTTTCGGAGTCGCAGACTTGAACCATCGGTTACTGTTTGCGATCTCTTCTACTGGTGGTATTTTATCTTCTTTCGGACTCATCTATTTACTCGCATGGTTGTATTATTGAATCGTATGCCTTACGTTCTGCTTGCTCCTTTGCAAGAGCAGTTTTCTCACGCAGTGCCTCCATTCGATCACGACTCTCTATCCACTTATGGTAACTCAATGCCTTACGAGCATTACCACAAGCAAGACCCTTGCGTTTGAATTCATTCTTGAGAATCTTCTTCTCTTCCGCACCCATGAACACACCGACCATTTTCAATAGAGTCTGTCGGAAAGATCGACCATGATGCATATGACCAAGACAGTGAGTCAGTTCGTGCAGTAGAGTGTAACGATTCAAACCAGACTCAGCAAGGGTCACAGTGCGACCATTGGTAAATCCAGATAGTTTCTTGTTTCGTTTACTCATTGCAACAACTTGTGGATTAGAGTCAAAGAGTTTCGCAACATTATTTTCGACAGACTCTTTCCAAAGTTTCTGCCATGTCTTAGATTTATAAATCTTTTTGGCAAACTTCTGTGCCTCTTTGAGATCAGCAAACTCAACATCTTGAATCTGACGTTGAAACATCCACTCGGCACGATAGGTTTTCAATCGTTCTGAGTCTTTACACTTTTCACCACGATTCTGTTTCTGTTCGTGTTTCAAGAGATAGGTTGCATACTCAAGTTTATCGTAATTAGCACTCATTATATAACTCCTTCATTCCAAGCACGATCAGCATACACTTCTTGAAGTC